GTAACCTTCGTTAGCTACTGCTGTATGAGTTGCTCCAGTAACTATAGATGATTGCCATTCTATTCCACCACCACTTGGTGCTGCCCAAGACATAACTCCTGAACCATTAGTTTGTAGAAATTGGTCTGCATCACCATCATTATTAGGAAATGTTAATGTGTAATCTGCAGATGCTGAATGAGGTGGTCCTAAAAGTTTAATACCGTGTGAGTTTTCAGAACAATTTAATTGTAAATATCCAGAGGTAACTCCAGATGTTCCTTTAGCTTCTAAACTAGGAACAGAGCCGGTAGATATTAGATCAAGTTTAGCTACTGTAACTTTGTCATCTTGTATCTGACTAACGCCTGTACTTCCATCAACTGTTGTTGCCATTTCTTTTCTCCTAAATTATGCGTCTACTAACCAAGAACTACCAGATGGTATTGTTACTGTAACACCTGAATCTACCGTGATTGGCCCTACACTGTGTCCGTTTGTTCCTGTTGTCATAGTATAATTTGCTGTGATTGATTGTTTGTTTTCATATACTGCTCCGCCTGCTGAAGCACCACCACCAATTGAACCCCATGCACTAGCTGCGTATCCTTCAAATTCATCTAACTGAGAATTATATCTAAGCATACCTTCAGCAGGGGAACCTGGTCTTTGAGCTGTTGTGCCTGATGGTGTAGTAATAGTACCTGTACCACTGAATATTAAGTTGTTAGGAACTGTTGCAGTACCTGCATTGAAAATAACTTGGTCTCCTACAGCATTACCTAAAGTTACATTTCCTGTTGTGCCTAAAGTAGTGAAATTACCTGTGCTTGGCGATGTATTACCAATAGGGCCTGGAGTTGCAAATCGTGCTGTAAAGCCTGCGCCTGTAACAGCTCCTGAAGCTGAAAGTGTTGTAAATACACCCGCGCCCGTGTGGTGAGAATCTGTTACTACAACATTTGTACCATCTTGATATAAAGACATAGAGGTACCAATAGGTACCGCAATACCTGTACCAGAAGCAGTTTTTACTGTAATTGTTGTATTAGAACTATTTTTAATTATATAATTTTTACCACCAGATAAAGTAGGAACTACTAAATCGCCTGTACCACCGGCAGAGCCTGTAAGATTTATTCTTAAGTGACGTGGTATTTGAGATGCATTGGAAGATGTACTCCAAGCTGGTGTATTGGTTCCTGTTGAAACAACTAAATCTGTTGTACCTACAATTGCTTCTTCTAAAGCAGTTCCAAGATTGGTATTAGTCGTTGTCCCCCAAGTACCTGACTGTTCGCCGGTTCCTATAAGTTCAATTGATAAATTTGAATATGTTGACATAGTTTATTCCTTATCCTGTAACTATCTCTGTCCAATTAGGGACTTGAGTAGTGTCTATTATAACCCAATTAGGGTTGTTTATGGTAGGGGCGTGCCCCTCTAATTTCAATGCGCCTGCAGCGGGTTTTCTAACTAATCCTACTAATTCTGTTGGTGCTATTCCTACTAGTACTAATGTACCAGTTAATGGTCTTACAACTAACCCTATTGTATCTCCTGGTGCTGTGCCAACCAAAGTTAATGCGGCTGCAGCTGGAGTTACCCTTGCGCCTGTACTTGGTACAATCCCAGTTAGAGTAGCTGCTCCAGCACTTGGTATAACTACGTCACCTCTAAGTAAACTTGGTGCAAACCCTGCTGTAGTTAGTGCTCCGGCAGTTAAGAAAAGTATTTTTCCTTCTAACGGTATAGGTGCAATACCCGTTAATGTTGCCGCTCCTGATGGAGGTGTTAAAGTAGCAGTTCTAAATACATTTGGTGCAAACCCTGCTAAAGTTAATGCTCCTGCTCCTGGTGCTCTACTTTCTACTACTCTTGATACTACCCCTGCTAAAGCTAATGCCCCTGCTGGTATAGTAAGATTTACTTGGTCATTTGTACTTGGTACAAACCCTGTTAAAGTTAATGCTCCTGCTGGAGGAGATACATTAAATTCATCTACTACAATAGGTGCAACCCCCGCAAGAGCCAATGCTCCCGCTGGTGGATCAATTACAATTCCATCACCCCAAGGACCTGAACTCCAAGTTCCGCGTCCCCACCCGGTAGTAGCCATTGACTACTCCTTAAGTAAGCGTAAAGATGCCCGCGCCAGCAGGTAAAACAGTTAGTGTATTAGGACTAGCTACAGTAAATTGAGATGATGATAATTGACAATAACATAGAAGTTTCCCTGCAGCATTTTGTATGCCCGCATTTCTAATGTTTGTCAAAGATGCACCAGAAGCTGTAAATGCTAAACCTACTGTTGATATAGTAAATTTAAATTTATTAGCTGCTGAACCTACTACCCATTGACCTACGGCTGGTACTAAAGCTCTACCGCCAGCAGTATATCCGCCTGTCGCTGAAATTTCACCTGTTACCGATGCAAAAGTACTTAATGTAAGTGTCGACACATTAGATGTAGTTCTTGTTAAAAACATCTTAAAGTTATCTACTCCAAGTTTAATAGTACCATTACCTAAATTCTGTTTTGCTTTGTTGTATATTTGCCACGCTGTTGCTGCCATGTTAAATCTCCTTAATATCGGTGTATGACGCACCGGTTTTTAAAATATGATGAAGTAACCCCCCACCATAGACCTCTAGCTCAACTTCATTTCCTAATACGGTTATCAAGTCTATAAATTCTTGCGCTTGAGATGCCATCCAAGGGTTACAGCTAAATATTTTTCCGCCCACGTCTACGGGTAAAACTAACTGCCCATCATTTTCTTCTTGTTTATATGCGTGATGCTTATTATCTTCTATACACGAGTCACATCCAAATAGATGAAATCGTTTAAATCCTAACATTCTAAATAACGGTATAGCTCTTAATAAAACTGTAGAGCCTCCTCTTACGGGATACCATGTATCATGTTCTTGTGCAATTATTTCACTAATTTCATCTGATTGTGTATGCCATAAATAAGTTCTATCTTTAGGCAGTCCCTCAAAACATACAGGATTACACTGTGAAGCTAAAAAATATTTGCAGTCATCAACGACTGGTTTTGTAAATCTGGCATTAAATTCTCTTGCATCTACCATGACCATAGCAGACGGGGTTAAACCATTATCTATACACCACTTATAGGCGTTATTAATAGTTATAAGTTTAACACCATTTGCCCTTAATTTCTTTATTTTTTCTAGCTGCCCTTTTACTGAAGGGCCTCCTCCTACGATCATAACTTCAATATTATTAGTAGGGTGTGGCTGAACTTGTATATACCCTTGTTTAATATTATGAGCTACGTTATTCTTTATCTGTTCATTACTAGTGTTAACTGTGCCTGCATCTACCATTGCACGACCCGTTCCCCGGAAAGTTACATAAAACATAGATGTATCATCAGTCTCTTTTGACCAATGAATAATACACTGTCTTTCATTAAACTTATTTAACCACCATTTATAGTCATGTACACTTAAGTGTAATTTATGACCTAAAAGAATACCCATCCCATCATCAACAGTGGATATTTGAAAAAACACATGTTGTGCACAAGCTAAACAATTATCTAACACTCTATCTACATGATGAGGTCTAATATGTTCCATCACATCAGCACAATATCCATACTCAGCTTCTACGGGTAAAGGCTCTGATAAATCTGCTTCTACAAATTTAAGAGTATGCTTTTGAGCCTCTAACATAGGAACTATATCTGCATCTAAACAATTAGGTGCGAAGTCTACAAAAGTTACATCTAGCCCTCCAAAAACTGCAAGATTTAAACCACCTCTTCCTGTACCACAACCTAAATCTAAAACTGTAGCTTTTGCTTTAGGGTTCGCTTGTTCTAAAAATATATGTGATACTTGTTCACCGGGAGAATAATCTCTATACTCCGGTTTATCCCACAACATTTTATATAAATCTTTTTCTTGTGGTCTTGCATTTGATACTTTTACTTTTGGTGCTTCACTTATTACTCCAGCTTGTCCTGTCATGTTATCCCTTTCTATTCAAATCGAATAAGAGCTTCAGTAGCATTATTGCCCGGAAACTCTATGTTTAACGTTTCATTATTTACTGTCTTATCTCCACCAAAATCTAAAATTGCTACAGTGTATTTTAGACCATTACCCCCAGTATCTCTATATATTACAGCACCTCTTGCAGTAAATGTAGATGATGCCCAAGAAGTATTTCCAAAATTAACATACCCTACTACTGGGTCAAAAGAAAATCCAGGGTCAGATACAACTAAATTATTTCCGCCAGCAGTATACCCTGTTCCTACAACTTCATTAGCAGTATCATAAACTACATTTGCACTGCCCGGACTTAAATCTGCTTCACTAGTATAAAGTGCTATTTTATATGTTTGAGTAGCACCAAAATTTAACTGTCCTGACAGTGTTAAATATTTTAATCCAGTAGTTAATCCTTGTACAATAGATGCCATTATGCAGGCCCCCTACTACCCTTAACGGGTATTCTAGATTGACCACTTCTATAAGAATCACGAGTATTTTTACCCTCACCTAATCCTAATAGTTCTACCATTGCTTCTTGATATCGTTTATCTAACATGCCCATTTTCTCTGCATCTGTCATTAGGTAAGTATTCGCTTCCAACAATGAACCATAAAGTAAAGCGGTAGAGTAATTATCACCCAGCCAAGACTGACCACTAGCGGCAGTAGTAATAGACTCAGGATAAAAAAAGTAATGAAGCTCAGCACCATAGTTAATATCAGGTGTAGGACCAAGTATAAATGTTTCATCATCAAAGACAGCATAGTATTTAGGTTTTCCAAAATGTGCTACATCCGTATCAGGAAAAGATTGGCGTATAAAATTAACGTCTTTATTTAAAAGAAAAGTGTACTCGTTTGTTGTATTATCTATAACAGCTAAACTATAAGTAGCTAACCAATCATCTGGTACATTTAAATATTTATTAGTTGCACTAATAGTACCTGTATCATTTCTTCTAAGGTCAGGTAGATTAACTGAATTAAATATTCTATTTTCAGCTTGTGTAATAAATGTATTTACATCTACCGTAGAGTATTCATTTTCAGTATAAGACTGTATTTGAGCTACTAGTTCTGTGTAAGTCATTACCTATCCTTATACTAATGGACCGCGAGCTTTAGTACCTTTAGTAGCTGCACCATTACCACGAGTTTCTACACCTGTTGTCTTGACATTTTTCTCTGGATAACCAGCAAAATTAGGTACAGGTACATCTTGAGGTTGTGCAAATCCATCTACCATTTTAGCTTTTCTTTCTTGGTTTTCTTTCATTTCTTTCTCCTAAGTTATTGTTACTGTAAAAGTTCCTACTACTCCTGGGCTTACTAAATTATTAGATGTTAATTCGTTAGCTGGAGGTCTTGCTCCACCAACAGGTTCCCATCCCCATTGTATATCTCTTGACCCAGTTACGTTGTTGTTATTAAAACTCTGGTCAGGTCTTGGATCTCGCACTGCTTGAGGA